TTTCTTCAAAAGAATCCTGACTTTCTTCAAGAATATTTTCTAGTTCATCGTTGGATGAAGATTCATCAGATTCAGGTGTATCCGTTTCAGGAGATTCAGGCTCTTCGGAAGGCACTTCTTCAACAGGAATTTCCTCAACAGGAACCTCTTCAACAGGAACCTCTTCAACAGGAACCTCTTCAACAGGAATTTCCTCAACAGGAGTTTCTTCTATCACTGTATTATCCTCTTCAGTTGGAATGGTCTCGTCTGGTACAGTTTGTTGAGGAATATCAGGCACAGAAATAAAAACTGGTGGTGATGGAACAACAACAACTGGCTCTGGTGCGGGTATAGAAACAATAACTTCTACATATTCACTTACAGGTCCTGACCAGTTAGCAACTCTAATAGAATATGTAGCACCCTCTGTCAAACCAGTTAATTCAATAGATTCTGGAGCGCCACTTGTATTATAGGTACCACCCTCATATGGATTTTCTGCATTAGGATCTTCAGTTTCTACCTGATAAAACCAAGTATTTGCTGCATACCCTGTTGGAAGTTCTGGCGCTATAGTAACTGTTGTACCCTGAACGACTGTTTCTAAAATTACTGGAGCAGGAGTAGGAATGTTGGTGCTAATTGCTGTAATTAACTCTTGAGCATTTGTATTTAATTGTGTCTGTAAGTTTGTTTTACTAGATACCGCTGAGTTTACGGTATTAGTTAAAGATGTTGTATTAATAGCATTTATTGTTGATGTGTTTGTAGTATTTTGAGCAACCACTGGAGTAAGGCTTGAGTTTAATTGTGCAATAGTTGCATTTGCTGAGTCAACCGCTGCCTGAACTGTTTCTGTATTTGGGTCTACATACGGAGTAAATGCTGCACCTTGACTTATTTGTCCAGCAAAACCTGCTCCAACATTAGTATCTGTAATTGGAATGAGTGCACCGTTAGTTGTTTCTCTAACATTAAATCTCGCTTGATCTGGTATTGGTCCATTAGCAGTTACATTTGCCATCCATGCACCATCATTTGGATTTACATCAGCATTAAATCTTACCTGAACCATTTGAGTAGAAGCATCTTGTTGTGGAAATGGTCTTAAATCCCAAGCAATATCTAAACTTGTTCCAGTGGTTGAATATGTAATTCCAGTTCCTGTACTCCAAGTAGTCCAGTCCCATCCAGCAATAGATACTGAAGGTGCTCCTGGAGTTGTATGATAAACCCATCCTTCATTTGTTCCAAATGTTATTGTTGCATTTGATCCAACGAATACATTGTTGTAAACAGTTCCACCCATTTGCATTCCGAACGGAAGATTCATTTGAACACCAGCATCATCTACTCCAGCCAAAACATTTGTGCTAGTTCCAATAGTGGCTTGCAAATTATTTACTGCTGTTTGTGCATTATCAATTGCAATGTTGGCTTGAGTTAGTTCGGTTTGTGCGGTGGCTTGTGCTGTTGTTGCTGTTGTTTTTGCTGCAACGGCTTCAGATATTTGTACCTGTGCAGTTGATGTGTCAATATTATTTATGGAGGTTTGTGCTGTTGTAATTGTATTTTTTGCATCTTGAACTAATTGTGAACTTTGATCCACTGGAGTAACAGATAAATCTATAGCATTAATTGTTGCGGTGGCTGTGTCTACTAAGGCTACATTTGATTGTGCTACCGCTACTGTGGCTGTTAATGTGTCTACTGCTGTTTGAGCCTCTACCCTTTCAGCAACTGCTACGGCTATGGTGGCTGTAGCAGTGTCTGTGGCTGCAATAGCCTGTTGAACCTCTGTAGTAGCCGTTGCAAGGGCTGTATCAACTGCTTGCTGGGCAGGGCTAACAATTACCTGCTCTTGATTGTCAGTAGCATATGCCTCGTTAGGCGCCATAATGCCAAAAATTGTTAAACATAGACCTACCCCCAAAGCCAATAATATTTTGCGCTTGAGGCTAGTCAATTATGTATAATCTCCAATGTGTAACTATATTAGCAATTATACCATTTTTATACAATAAAAAAAAGGGCTAGCACTTGGCTAACCCTTTAATTTATAAAGTTTTACTTAGTTAAAAGTTTTACTTTAGATTTTGGATTTTTCTTGTTCCACTTTGTAGCAAGTGTATTATATTGCTTTACAAAAGCAGCACGATCAACAATTGCTTTAGCCTTTTCTGCAGCAAGTTCTGCTTTAAGGCTATCAAAAATTCCCTGCAATGCTGTTACTTGTGCAACTAATGCTGCAAGAGTAGCGTTTGTGCTAGAAGAAGAATTTGAAACTGTTGCTGATGCGGTTACTGCAACCTGTCCTGCTAGAGGTAGGGATGTACCACCAGTTGCTGAAAGTGTTACAGTGTTTTCAGTCAAAGGCATAAATACCTTGTATGACTTTGCTGTATCTGTATCAGTTGTAACTGATGTTGCTGTAAGTACGTCAGATCCTGAACCAAATGCATAAGTAGAAGTGATTCCACCTGTTGCAAATAGTGCTGAGTGTGCCTTACCAGAAACTGGAAGACCTACTGCATCAAGAACTTGAACCTTAACTGTTGCTGCCTCACCTGGAAGGTATGTAGCCTTATCAAATGAAATCTTTACAGTTGCTGCTGCTGATTCTACACGAGTAGAAACTGGAGAGGATGCAATTGTTCCAGACTTAACTGTAATTGCTGCTCCACCAGCCTTAACACCAGTAATTGTAAACACTGCTTCACCATTAACAATGGTTGCTGCTGTTGCTGAATCAGATACTGTTGTTACATCTGATGAATATGCATAAAGAGTTCCTGCCCCTACTGTTACGCCAGAAGCATCTTTTGCAACTGCCTTGACTGTAGTTGTATTTGCACCAACTGCAATAACAGACTTAACGGCAGTTGCTTCAATTGTTGCAATATCTCCGTAGAATGTTACCTTTTCTGTTGCAAGTACTGTACCTGTAAGGGTTGTAATTGTAATTGTTCCAACTCCTGCTGTACCGTCAGAAAATACACCAATGTAATTTCCTGAAGGAATAACAAGTGCACGACCAAGAACCGACATTGTTGTAGCATTAGTGCCATATCCAATTGATCCTGATCCAGTCACTGTAGCAAGAAGTGATTCTGAAGTTGTTCTACCTGCTGCATTTTTTTGTGCAATAACAATAACTGCTGCTGCATCTGATGCTGCTACCTTTGGTGCAAATACTGAATCATCTGCTGTTGCAGTAATTACTTCACCTCTGTTAAGAATTGAAGTTGTTGTTGAAGCAGAAGGAACTGTATCTCCAGCACCAACTGTTATTGTCCATATAACTGATGGACCAGTTGATGGGCGAGTTGTAATAATTCTTGCCTCATATGTTCCAGCAACTGTTGGCGCTGCCAAGGTAACTGTAAACTTTGCTGTTACATATCCTGTTGTATTAACTGTTGAGTTAACATTTGCAGTCAGACTATCTCCTGCAATTACTACTGTTGCTGTATTTGTTTCAAGCAATGTAAGTGTTGCAGACTTATTAGCCGTAGAAGGCTGTGCAAACATAGCAGATAGCACAGTTGCTGTGTCTGCTGATGTTTCTGAAATATATGACAACGAAACTACTGCTGTTGCAGTCTCACCTACGAGAATTGAGTCTGTAGCAGAATCAATTGTCAAGGTTGGTGCAATAACCGTAGCATGTGTCGGAAGTGCAGATAATACGCCAAAGGACATGGCTGCAGCGAGTCCTAGGGCAATTTTCTTAAATGAATTCATTATTCTCCTTGTTTATTTATATTATGTTTAATCTATCAAGAAAATCTCTAACATCTTTAGGCATTTCCTTGTTGTCTAATTCTACCATATCTCTCTGTTTCTCTGCAAGTCGTGCAGAAGTAGACCAAGTATGAATCTCAATCTCATGGTTAGAATCTTTAGGTGTATGTGATATTGCTCCAAATACAGCGCCACATACAGCATCTGCTAGGTCCTTAGATTTTTTACGTGGATGATCAACCCTAGTATTTTTCATAATTTTGAGTTCTGACATCTCTTCCAGTAATAAAGGAATTCTTGGTATTGCAACTCTTTCTTCATATACCATCATTGCTAAGTCTTCGTAGTGTTTTTTAGCAACAGAAACGGTATCGGTCTTTATGCCTACCGCCTTTAATTCCTGTTGAATATCAAATGACTGCCAACGGTCAAAAGAAACAACCCCAATATTAAATCCCTGTCTGCGTAAATTAATGATCCATTGCTTTACTTCTGATAAATTAACTGGACCCTCCGCTTTTGGTTCCCACCAGGCAACTGCATCAACAATAACCATTGGTGCTACTTGCTCATAATCTTTAATAACTTGAATGTTTACCCATTTATCTACGTGAGCAATTGCTACAGCACACTTGTCATGCTTTTGTGCAAGGTCAGCGTGAATATAGTATATCTTTTCTGGATCAGGTTTAAATGATTCATCAAACCTTCTAAAATTATCAACTGGATTTCTTAATGTCATTACTTTTTCTAATTTTGCTTTATCTTTAAAAAATGCATCTGATGCAAATGTTGGCGTACAAGCAAAGCGCATCATGGCATCACCAAGGTCTGTATAGAATGCTAACTTAAAATCATCTATTTTTCTAGTAGGATTTACATCCCACGTTGTTTTTTTAAGTGCTAAAACTTTTGGAACCTTGTAAG